TAAACCCGTTGGGCTTTGAGTACTGGGATATTACCTGTAAGGAGTTATTGAACAACAACCTACTGGCTGGCGCAGATCTCGGGCTGGTTGCTGGATATTGCAACGAGTTGGGCCTGTATAAGTCAGCGTGTGAAATGACCGAAAAGGAGGGCGTTGTGATTGTGAATAGGTTTGGCGATCAGGTTGTGAATCCTTGGTATAATGTCAGGAGCGCTGCACTCAAGCAAGCCACTCAGATGGGGCAGTTGTTTGGCATTACCCCAAGCGCGAGGGCAAAGATTGAGACGGGCAATGTCAAGCCAGTGAGCAAATTGGAACTATTGAAAAAAACAAAAACCGCATAACTATGGAAAAGAAAGTAAAAAAGGCTGTACACAAAGCAGCGTTTGAAACTGCCCGCGTAGAGTTAAAAACTCGGGAGTACAGAGTTGAGCCTTACAATCAGGGTTTTATTATAACAATGGATCAGGGCAGCGGATTTCGCCCTTGTGGCAAGTTTGGCCTATGGGATGAGCCGTTTGTCTATCGTAACGCCTATATTGCAAATTTGGCCTTGAATAAATTTGAGGCCGAAACAATAAAACACGGTTGATCTATCACGATTACGCTTTGGCTGTTGCCTCTGGTGAGGTTGTGGCGTGTGCTCACGTTAAAAACGCCTGCGCGCGATATTTGGCAGACAGAAAAAGCGGCGAGTGGGAATTTAGCGAAGATTCCGCTCAGCACGCTATTACCTTTATTGAGGAACTTGAGCACACGACTGGCGAATATGCTGGCCGCAATTTCACGCTGGAGCCTTGGCAGGCGTTTATTATTGCAAATATTTTCGGATTCCTGAAGGACGGATATCGCAGATTTACGCGGGCCTATGTTGAGGTGCCTCGAAAAAATGGCAAATCGACTTTCAGCAGCGCGATTATGTTATACGGCTTATTGGTTGACGATGAGCCAGCGGCGCAGGTTTACTCAGCGGCTACAAAATTGGATCAGGCGATGATGGTTTTCGGAGAATCTGTGCGGATGTGCCAAAATATCAGCTGGCTCGCTGAAGCGGTAACTGTTAATAACTCTGTGAATAACCGCAGAATATTGCACGGCCAAAGTTTATACAGGCCGCTGGAGTGGAATCCAAACAAGCAGGACGGACTTAATACCCATATGGCTGTAATTGATGAGTACCACGCACACCCAAATGATGAGCTGTATAACGTCCTGCGCAACTCGATGGGGGCAAGGAGGCAGCCGTTGCTTTTTACAATTACCACGGCAGGCTTCAATAAAGAGGCGCCTTGCTTTAAACATCGCCAATATTGTGCAAGTGTGCTCGAAGGCAAGATAAAAGACGATTCTCTGTTTTCTGTAATCTATACACTGGATGCGGGGGACGATTGGACAGACTCGGCCAACTGGCGCAAAGCAAATCCAAACTGGGGGGTTTCTGTCTATCCTCGGCAATTGGAGCAAGCACTTACTGAAGCGAAGGAATTTGCCAGCAAAGAGGTGGAATTTAAAACTAAGTTGCTCAATGTGTGGACAGATACAGCACTGACTTGGATTCCTGACTCTGATTGGAAAGAATGCGGCGAGGAGGGCGAAACCTTGGGCGAATGTTACGGCGGACTGGATTTGGCGATTTCTGGGGATTTTTGCGCATTTAGCCTATACTGGCCTGATAGCGGCACAGTAAAAACTTGGTATTTCCTGCCAGAGGAAACCGTTAAGAAAAGAAACGACGCGGCAGGGCAATCAATTCGGCAATGGGTTGCAGATGGGCTGATAACAGCCACCGAGGGCAACGTAACCGATTACGCCTATATTAAAGCGCGGATTTTGGAACTTGCAAGCAAATACGAAATTAAAGATATTGCTTTTGATCGTTTCAACTCTTCGCAGTTGGTAATTGAGTTGCAGATTGAGGGGCTCAGCCTTTTCCCATTTGGCCAAGGTTTTGTATCAATGAGCGCCCCAACGATGGAGCTGGAGCGATTAGTGAAGGAGCGCAGGATTAAACACGCAGGCAATCCAGTAACTCGGTGGCAGATGGGCAATATTATGCTGCGCACGGATCCAGCCGGTAATATTAAAATTGACAAAGGAAAGTCTGGCGATAAAGTCGATGGACCTGTAAGCATTGTAATGGCTTTAGGCACTTGTATGCAGGAGGCTGCAAAAAATAAAAATTCAGATTTTTGGTTTATACAGTTATGAAATCAGACGCTTGGCTCACTTACACCGATAACTTTATGCAGGAGTATTACAAAGAACTTCCGACCTCGGCAACTTATCGCGAGGCTTACGAAAAAATCGAGGCTCGCCACTTTGTTATATTTGATCGCAACAAGTTTAAAAATTATGAGGTATTTCGCTCAACTCTCTCGCGTTGGCTCGATAAAAATCGCCCCTAATAGTTGTAAATGTTACAAGCAAAGAGTTTTATTTTCGCCCTATGCAGTTTAGTATAAAGAGACTTTTAGGCTTCAAAGGGGTAGAAAAGCGCAGTTATTTATCGGCGCCCTCTGAATGGCTTATAAATTCTCTAAACTCTGTTTTTGGCTACCAAACGCAGAGCGGGCAAAGTATAAACCCACGCACGGCTTTGAGTATTGCCAGCGTGCACGCTTGTGTGAGGGTTATTTCTGACGGTATCGCGGGGCTCCAGTTGAGACTTTACAAAGAAACAGCGCAGGGCAAACAGCAAATATTCAATAACTACGCATTGTCTTTGTTGAATGAGCCTAATCCGTATCAAACCCGCTACGATTTCGAGATTTTTATGGTGGGCGCATTGGTTTTGCGTGGTAACGCCTACGCTTTTATCAATCGAGATGCCAGATATTTGGGCACAGAGTTACACCCGATTAACCCTGATTATGTTACGCCAGTTTTGAGCGATGGCCAGTTATTTTACAAAGTAACCGCCAAAGGATTCCCGCCAATGATTCCCGCCTCTGATATGTTGCACTATAAAGGGATGTGTTTGGATAATCCTCTGGTTGGCGTTTCGCCGATCGTGTTGCACGCTGAAACATTAGGTATTGATTTGGCCGCTATCTCTGGAAATGCAGGGGTATACAAAAACGGAGTACTGAAGTTTTTGCTAACTTCGGAGGCACAGATAAAGCCAGAACAGGCAGCACCCCTGAAGCAATCTCTCGATGACGTAATAGACGGAGCAGCTCGCAGCGCCGTGTTGCCTAATGGCGTAAAAATGGAGCGTTTGAGTTTGAGCCCAGATGAGGCGAAGTATTTAGAGACTCGCAAATATGACGCTGAAGAAATCGCCCGTATTTTTGGCGTTCCTGCCTCAATGATTGGCGCAGGTACTACAACAAAATCAAGCACTGAGCAAGAATATCAAGATTTTTATTCTCGCACTTTGATGAGTTATGCAATCAACATCGAAGAGGAAAAAAGGCGTAAACTTTTGACAGAGACTGATAAGGTCGATCAATATTTTAAGTACAATTTCAACTCATTATTGAGAGCCTCTGCAAACGATCGCGCGGACTTTTACAACAAAGGCATCCGCGGCGGTTGGTTGAGCAGAAACGAGGCGCGCAACTTTGAAGATACAAATGGATTTGAGGGCGGAGATGAGTATTTGATCGAGAGCAATTTGGTGCCAAGCAGCAAAATTGATGCCTATATGGATGCAAAGATTGAGCAACTATTGAGCACCGCAGACAAAAACAACAACCCAGCAGGGACAAACAACCAAGAAAATATTTAAGATGAAACAAGAAAGGCGCACTTTTACGGGCACCGTGCACACTAGATCCGAAGGCGAAGGAATGCCCAAAGAAATTGGTGGAATTGCTGCCGTTATTAATTCAGTAACTGATTTGGGATATTTCGAGGAAGTTATTGAGGCGGGAGCGTTTGATAACGCTTTAAATAAAGAGTATGATATTCGCTGCTTGTTTAATCACGAAGCCGAGCTAATTTTGGGCCGCACAAAAGCAAACACCTGCAAAGTTTTTGTAAACGCCGACGGCAACCTTGAATATACTTGGGTTCCAGATTACGAAAACCCCACACATATGAGCGTTGTGCGTTCAATTATGCGCGGCGATATTACTCAGAGTTCATTTGCTTTTACAATCAAAGAGCAAACTTGGGCAGATTCAAGCAAATACGGTACAATGGGCAAGCGTACAATCAAAGTAATTGAGGATTTGTATGATGTTAGCCCTGTAACTTATCCCGCTTACGCTGACACGGAAGCCGATGCTCGTAGCATTGTTGCTATGCGTGATCAGGAGCAAGAAATTGAAGAGGCAAAAAGAAGCCAAGCCTCTGCCGATGTGATCAAATTGGCTTTATTGAGATACAAAAACCTTTAAAACAAAAACCAAAAAAATGAATAAAATTAAAGCATTGAAAGAAGAGCGCGGCCGCCTGTTGGGCGAGTTGTCTACTCTGCAAACCGTGATCGAAAAAGAAGCCCGTTCTATGGCTGATTCTGAAACTAACCGCTTGGCTGAAATCGAAGCTCGTTTGGGCGCGATCAAAGCTGAGGTTGAAACCTTGGAGAAATTGCAAAACTTGGCAGCTCAAGCCGCTGGCCACAGTGCAAGCCGCAGCGAGGAAAGAGAAAAGTCAGAAATGGCTAAAGAGTACAGCTTCAAACGCGCTATGAATTTGGCTATTACTGGCCGTCGCGAAGGTGTTGAGGGTGAATTTTCTACAATGGGCGGCGAAGAGTTCCAGCGCTCAGGTGTAAGCGTAAGCGCTCACTCTATCAAAATCCCTTCTGAAGTATTCAAACGTGATATGACTGCCACAGGCGGAACTTCTGGATCTGAAGGTGGTGTAAACATCCAAACTTCAGTAGGTTCTATTATCGACGTATTGTTACCTAAGACTGTTTTGGCTGGTTTGGGTGTTCAACAATTGTCTGGCTTGGTTGGCAACTTGGATCTTCCAACTGCTCAAACTTTGCCTTCTGCTGGATGGAATACTGAAAATGGAACTGCGACTGAAAAGAGCCCTGCTTTCTCTAAAGTAACTTTGAGCCCTAAGCGTTTGGCAGCTTATATCAGCGTTTCTAATCAGTTGATGCTCCAATCTTCTAACAGCATCGACGGTTATGTGCGCAACTGGTTGTTGAATGCAATGGCACAATCTTTGGAAACTGCTGCTATTAAAGGCGGTGGAACTAACGAGCCTGTGGGCGTGTTAGCAAATTCTGGTGTAAACGTAGTTTACGCAGGTGGCGCAACTTCAAACAGCACCAACGCAAACGGAGCCGCTCCAGTATGGGCTGACGTTGTGAACTTGATGAAGGCTGTAGAAAATGCAAACGGAAACGGATATGCTTATATTACCAATCCATTGGTAAAAGCTAAATTGCAAACTACTGCTCGCCAAGCTTCTGGTGTAGAAGGTAACTTTATTTGGCCTTCTGGTGGTACTGATTTGAACGGTTACAATGTTCAAACTACTACCTTGGTTCCAAGCAACTTGACCAAAGGAACTTCAAGCACTTTGTCTGCTATGATTTTCGCGGACTGGTCTAGAATGTGCGTGGCCTCTTGGGGCGGAATGGAACTCACAGTAGATCCATATTCGGGCGCAACTGCTGGCTTGACAAACGTTGTTTTAAATGCTTATTTGGACACTGCTTTGTTGAATCCTGCCGCTTTCGCTGTCTGCAAAGACATCGTAGCCTAATGAATTGACCGCTTGGGGTCGTAAAAGTTCCAAGTGCCGGGGGTGATCTTGACTGCATCGCCCCTGGGCCAATATGAAGATTAAGTTTATTGCGAATCCCACAGGAAAATTTAACCTCAGCTACAATACAGGTGAAGAGGTTATTATGGAGACAAAGCAGGCAATGCTTTTGATTGAGGCGGGAGTTGCTGAGGAAATTGCAGTATTGACACCCAGCAAGCCAAGCAAAAAAGCGAAGCCTGTAAACCCTGAGACTGAACTCGACGCAGAATAAAATGTACAAAGCAAGAAGATACACGGCCTACTTAAATGCAGCAACTGACTATATTACTCTGTCAGAGGCTAAGCAGCATTTGAGAGTAACAAGCACCGCAGACGATACCTATATAAGCGGGCTTATCAGTATGGCTATCGAGGCTTGTGGCAATTATTTGGGCTACTCAGTGCGCAAAGCGACGGCAAAATATGGATATGACGCATTTGTGGGCCAGCCTGCGCTAATCAATCCAGTAAACGGGCTCACTATACCATCGGGCAATTATCTGCGCGTAAACAGCCGCGTATTAGCCGTAAATTCTGTGAGTTATGTTAACGACTCGCAGGCAGTTGTTGCTTTCCCTTCTACTGATTGGATTGTTTCACCTGATCCAATGAGCAACTACACAAAGAATATCTTTATGGAGAGCGCCCCGTCCAGTGTTACCGACGATTTAATTAAGTACATTGTTGAAGTAACAGAGGGCTTCAATCCTTCAGGAACTTCTGGCGTAGATCCAGATACTATTTGTCCCGCTTCTGTTAAGTTTGCCGCGTTGCTTTTAATTGGGCAGTATTACGATAACAGGCAAGCGGTAACTGTGGGCGTCAGTAACAACCCGCTGAGTTTTGGCTTACACTATTTGCTTGACCCTTATAAAATCCCTGTAATGATATGAACGCAGGGCTAATGGATGAGCTGATTTCAATTCAGCGCTACAGCGAGACGGTGGACACCAACACGGGCGAGAAATTGCAAACTTGGACAGAGATTTCAGCGCCGTGGGCTCGTATTGTGGAACTGGAAACTGGTAGCGAAGAGGTTAACGCAGACAGGAGAGAAAATAAGCAAACCGTTAACTTTACAATTCGATACGATTCCAATATTTCTGTCAATGATAGGATTGTTTGGAACTCGAACAAATACAACATTATTTCCATTGCTGACTTGGAGCGCAGAATGTATATTAAATTGCATACTGAAATCAGCTATAAAAATGACTAAATTCTCGCAGCAAGTAAATCAAGTGATCAGGGGCATTAAAACTCTGGGGCTTTCCCCTCAAATTGTTGGCGGGGTGATTGAACGCAATGCAAAGGAATTTATCAATATAGCGCAAAACAATGTGCAAGACGATACGGGAAATTTAAGCCGATCAATTGGCTTTATTGAAAAGAATACCCGCTACAGATTTGCAGCAGTTAGATTGATAGGTGCAAGGGTATACGGAGGCTACAAGGGTTATCACGCTTATATATATGAGCACGGAACTCAACAGCGTACTTACAACGGCGCAAATCGCGGCAAAATGCCTGCCAATAACCAAATGAGCAAAGCATTTAACACTTATAAAGATACTTTTACCAGCAACACAGAGCGCGAGATTGTAAAAATAATTTCAGAGAATGCTCGAAAGGCTGGTTTTGATGTGAAATAAAAAAATAAAAATATACAAATGGCAACTACAGGAATTACCAACGGCACGCTGATTGCAATCTATAAAGAGGTATCAGGCAGCCCAGTTAAAATCGCAAACGCGACATCTAACGACTTCGACATTACAAAAGATATGATCGAAACCACCAACAAAGACAGCGCAGGTTGGAAAGAGTTTATCGTTGGAGAGGGCGGATTTACTATGAACGTCGACGGTATGTTTGAAGAGGACGGCTCTGTAGGTTCTGGCGGCCTTTCTTGGAAAGATTTGATTACTGATCTTTTGGCTGGTACTTCTGTAACTATTGTAATGACTTCAAATGTTTCAGGCGATATCAAGTTGAGCGGTTCTGCTTTCTTTTCAAACTTGACTTTGAGCGCACCAAATAACGATGTTACAACCTTTACCGCCTCTATCCAAGGTACTGGCGCTTTGACTGTTGGAACTATCTAATATGCAGCAAATCCAAATCGGGGGTGTAACCCACCCCCTTTATTTTTCTATGCTATCTATCGAGCAGGTTTTTTCAGATCTGCAAGTTGAAGATTTTGCCAAGTTGGGCGCTGTAATGAGCACCAAAACCGCAGGCAACTCTTTGAAATTTGGTAGAGCGTGCGCCTACGCAGGGATTGCGGGAGGCTACAGAAAACAGGGCGAAAAGTGCCCCTTTGTTTCTGCCGATGCTTTGGGCGATGAGGTTAGCTCATTTGCTGAACTTGAGCCCGCCATTATTGGATTTACAAAAGCAGTTGAGGAATTTTTCAAACCTGCTGACGATGTGGCCCCAGTTGAGGGAAAGTAACAGGCGGCAAGGCTGAGCCCTTGACCTTTGACCGCCTTAAGCAAATAGGCTTCGGCGAGATGCTAATGAGTGAGGAAGATTTCGCTAACTGCTCGCCCTATTATTTTAGGCTGCGATTGCACGGAATGAGAAAAGCCCAAACTCACCAGTACAGAAATCAATGGGAGCTTAGCAGATGGATGGCCGCCACAATGATAGCACCACATTTGAAAAAACCGATAGCACCGCAAAAGCTTATGAGATTCCCGTGGGAAGCTGATCAAGCCGAAAACGTGCAGGAGGTAATCGAAAAGTACAGAAATATTTTTAACAAACTAACCCCACCCCCTCAAGCGTGAAAGCCGTAACCGCAATTTACAACATACTAAGCAACAACGCAGCACTTACTGCGGTAGTTGGCGACAGGATCAACCCATTGAGAATACCAGAGAAAAGCGAACTGCCTGCTCTGGCTTATCAAGTTGTTAGCAATCGCGGTAATATGAGCAAAAGCGGGCCTTCGCTGTCTGACTTTACTCGGGTGCAGGTCATGATTGTGGCAAAAACTTACGTTTCAGCGATTGACGTGGCAGAATTAGTGCGCACCGCTATGGAGGTTGAGACCCCTAACATTTTTAATGGGGTTAAGGTGCAAGTGATTGAATATGATGGAGAGGTGCACCTTGCAGAAGATAATGCAGGATTTGCAGGCCTTTCTACGATTGGAATGGACTTTATTGTAAATTACACGCGTGCCGGAGTTGTTGCTGATGCTTTCATACTTTTGGAATCTGGCGACTTTATACTTTTGGAAACTGGCGATAAAATTATTATTTAAAAATGGCAACTCAAAGCAGTATTAATATAGCACTTAGCGCCGATACCTCGGGGCTCAATAAGAATATGGCCCAAGCCGCTCAGACAGTTGAGCAGGGTGCGAAGAGAATGGCAGAAACCAGCCAAAAGGCGGGCGAAGCTATTGCAAACGCTTTGGGAAATATGAGCGTGCGCGATGCCATTAAAGAGGTAAGCCAAGCAATTAACGATCAAAAGGCGATCACCTTAGAATATCAAAAGCAACTCCAAAGCCTCAGAGATAAGAGCGCCGCAATGAGCGCCGCAGATATCAAAGGGCAGAGAGCGCTAAGAAAAGAAATTGACGCCGTTAAGGCTGCGATTGCTGGCCAAAAGTTAGGGATTGCTGACCTTATACAGGAAAAGAAAGTACTGGAAGCAGAACTTCAGAAAGAGATTGATCAGGAGAAGCAACTGGCCAAGGCTACAACTGAGGCAAACAAAGCCAGTAAGGAGCAAAAGACAGTAAACGGCGCAACCCGTGCAAGTTTGAACGGTTTGGCCACTTCGTTCAGTTCTGTCTCGTCTATTATGGCTATAGTTGCCGACGATAACAAAGAGCTGCGCAACGCTTTGATGGCTACTAACGCCGCACTTAATTTCTCTGCCGCTGCTATGCAGGTGCGAGATTTGAGCAAAGAGTTTGGAGGCTTGGGTAATGCTGCTAAGGATGTAGGCAACTGGATAAAAGCAAACCCCTATCTTGTTGCTGCTGCTGCCATTACTGCCATAGGCGTGGCAATTGCAACGGCTGAAACTGAGGCTGAGAAATTTGCAAGGATTCAGGCGGAGGTTAACAAAGAACTGGCCGACGCCACCAGTTCAGCAAA